CGAGCCCGGCAAACTTTCCGCCACCCAGCTTTTCGTTGAGGATTGCGACGTGGCTGCCGGCTTCGCCCGTGCGGCCACTGCCGCGCCTCGACCACCCCGGCCGTGCCACCGCGACATCGCCGGGCTGCGCATCTTCCGCCGAGACTTCCGGCCCGACGTTGCGCCAGTTGGAAGCCAGCGCCCAACCTTTCGGCGGCGTGCCGCCGGCCGACTTGACGACAGCCGCCGCGAAGTCGCCGCACCATTGATCGTGCTGCGGATAACCTTGACTCGCCATCCATTTTGATAGCGCCGCCGGGCCCAACTGCGCGACCGAGTGCGCCTTCTCAATGACCGCTCCGGGTATGGGATGATCCCCGGTGCCGCTCTTGGCCTCGCTGGTCGTTGAAGAAACTGGCGGCATCGCGGCATAGCCTTCGGCCGCAGCGCCACGCCTCGCCATTTCGCCGCGAACATTTTTCGGCCGCTCATAAAGGCGGCTCGCTGTCGCACCGGCCTCGCGCGCTGTCTTCGTGGCACGCAGCGCAGCGCCCGCGCGCGCTTCCGGACCGCCCTTGCTCAGTTCCCAATTAACGGCGGCGAGTTGCTCCTGATAGGACATTTGCGAAAGCGGCTTGCCGAACTGTTTCTCGATCGCCTTTTGCCGATCGCCGTGCCACTGCGCGATCCCGCCCGCTGATCCGGCGTCGCCACGTGCGCCAGTCTTGAAGCCGCTCTCGGCGTTGAGATTGGCGGCGAGCCCGGCCGCCTGCTCGTGGCTCCAGCCCTGCGATTTGAAATATTCCATCGCTTCGGCTGCGCGACCACCCGCAGCACCAGCACCACCCTTGACGCCCGCACCGCCGCCGTCCGCCGGCGTGTTGCCCGCGCCCGGGCCCGTGCCGGGGCCGACGTGGCTGCCATTGGGCGCACCCGGGGAAGGCGTAGCAGCGGTAGGCGGCGCAGCAGCGGTAGGCGTGCCGGCAGACGCGAATGCGCGGCTGATCGGTGTGTCTGCGCCGCGCGGGCCGACTTCGCCGGGAATTTTGATGTTGCTCGGAAGACCGCCGCCGCCCGGCATCTGGAAGGATGCGTTCTGAATGCCGCCACCAGCGCCGCCGCCCGCAGCACTGCCGCCCTTCAAATAATTGCTGAAGTCGATCATGCCCTCGAACACGCCGACACGGATCGCGTTCTTGAACATGCCCGCACCGCCGCCGCCTTCATCACCGCCGGAATGCAACAGCGGATTGGCGCCGCCCTCGGTCTGGAAGCTGACCGGGTTCGCGACCGGCGCCGGCGCGAGAATTCGTCGCTTCCGTGCTGCCTCGATCGCAGCAGCGTTTGGCGCGCCGCGAATGTCTTCCTGCATTTGCTGAATGCGAAGATCGTTCTCCTTAGTTATGCTGTCGAAGTCGAGCGACGGAAGGCCAAGCTCATTGGGTCCGGCTGGCGCTGGCGGTGTTGGCGGTGCGAGAATTTTCCGCTTCCGTTCGGCCCTGATCTCGGCATCGGTTGGCGGCGGCGCCGCCCCGGGTGTGCCGGGTCCGGTTGGCGCCGGCTCATCCAGCGCACCCGGCGCACCCTTCGGATCAAGTCCAAACAATTTCTTGATCCCGGCCGTTGCCGCAGATTCGCCGGGCGGCAGTTCGTTGTTTTTCTGTGCCCTCTCCCACTGAAGGCGCAAGCGCTCAGCTTGCCGGCGCTTGGCCCACGCCTGCTGTTCTGCAGAAAGCGGCTGCTGCCCTGCCGCTGCTCTTTGTTGCCCGGCTTCGTCCGGCGTCACCGATTGCACAGTGTCGGGCGTCGAAGGCAGCGACAGGGCTTTTTTCAAGTCCGCAACGCCCTTGATCATAGCAGCGACAAATTCTAACGACTTGCCGATCGCGCTGCCAAACGCTTCCCAACTGCCGCCCATGTCCTTGATCATGGCGTTGATCGCAATCAGGCTCGGCAGCATCCCCGTCTGAAGTTTTTGGACGGCTTCATCATACGCCAGCCCCATCTTGTTCATTTCAACATTGAATTGCGCTGCGATGGCCAGCCGCTTCGCATATTCCTCTTGCTCTGCGGCAGTCGCGTCCTTGAGGCTGGCCTTGATCTGAACGATCGTCGACGGATCGGCGCCGAAGCTTCGCAGGAAGCGATTGCGCAGTTCGGCCGACTTGCCCTCGTCGCCGCCAGTGCGCTTCATTTCGTTGTCAAATATATTCTGCGCAGTGGTCACTATTTCGTTCATGGCAGATGCCATCTGCCCTTTGCTGGCAAAGCCGGTAATGCGCGCGATGAAAGCCTGCATCGCAGCCGGATCAGTGATCGCGCCCCTTATCAGGTCTTGGCGTAATTTGCTCCCCTCTCGACCCAGTTCAGCGAGTGATGTGCGAAAATTCGTCACGGCGGTTGCCGCCGCGTTGGGATCAATACCCATGAGCCTCATCTGATCGACGAGTGCCTTGAGATTTGCGCCGCCGACACCGAACGTCCTCGCCGTGGCGTCGAGCCTGACCACCTCGTCGGTGAATTTCTTCAGGCTCTCGATCGCGAAGTTGCTGATGAACGCCGTCGCGAAGCCGCCGAGCGCGGCAGCCATTCCGTGCCCCAGACCGCTGACCGCCGCCGACGTCTTCGACACCTCCTCGCGCATGCGGCCCATGCGACCGCCCAGTGCCTCGACATCCTTCTGCATCCGCGCAATGGCGTCGCGGTTTTCCTGCCCGCCCAAGGCACGCAAGTTCTGGCGCAGCACTGCCAGCCCCTGCGACGCGTTGTCGATCAGGGTGACTGTTAGTCGCAATTCTTCAAATTCAGCCATCGTCGCTGTCGGCCAAAAGTTGTTGCCGCCGCTTGATCTCGGCTAGCTCGATCGTCCAGCTAAGATGAAGCTGCACCTCATCGAGCGGCATGTTGAGGAAGACTTCCGGAGATTGCTTGTAGTGAAACGCGAGCCGGTAGCAGTCGAGAATCAGATCGCGCTCGTCGCCTACCAAGCGTCCGGAACGGGCAGAAAAAAATTGCGTAGCCGATACGCGCACGACGCCCAGTCGCGCGGGTCCATTGTTTCGAGGAACGGAGTCATCACGCCGCAGAGCGCCGTCATCATCAACGTCATCTTGCGTTCGTCCATCAAGACGTCGCCGGCGACATCGATGCGGACGGGCAAGCCGTAGCGGTTGATATCCGCGCCGGTTGGTTGCCGGAAAGACAACTCGCGTATCTCATTTCCCTTGTTGTCGCGGATCGCCTTGTTCAGCAGCTTCACCTTGATCGGCCACGTCTCGACGTAGGGCTCCGGCTCGGGCGGCGCCATTTCCTCAGGTGGCACGAGACTGCTATCGAGATCGAGAACATTATCCGGCTTCGCCACCGGCTCTTCGGCGACGAAGCCTTCACGCATTGGCTTGTTCATAGGGTTTCCTTACAGAGAAATTTCCTCGCACCATAAACCTTCCCACCTCACCCTTGCCTGCCCGTCGCGGGTGTTGCCTTCCAGCGCGCTTTTGCAAGTCGCACCGGCAAGCGTGTACTGTTTGTTATTGGCAAGCTGCGCGACGACCGTGACGTCCGTCTGCGCGTCAAGGTCTTCGAGATTGACTTCCGCCGTGAGCGAGATGTCGCCCTCGATGTATGGGACGCGCGGAAGCTCTTGGTATCCATGCACGCCGTCCTGTCCCGCGATCATGGTCCGCTCAGTCGGACTCGGCGAGACCGTGAAGTTGCCTCGCAACGGCAATTGATTGCCGTCGACCATAACGAACGCGATCCCCGCAAAGCGCTGGGCCATTTTCAGTCTCCTGATTTTAGAGGGGGAAGTAAAAGCGATCAGGCGGCGATAACGCCGGTGATGCCAAGGTTCGCGCCGGCAGCGATCTGGGTATCGACGCCGAGATCGTATTGCAGCCGGAATTGCGCCAGCACCGCGAACACGCGAAGCTGATTGATCAAGTCGGGCGGATACAGCACGTTGAGCCGGTTCGGATCGTTCGGATCACGCTCGACAATCAGGTTCTGCTTGAAGGCACGCGTGTTCTCGACCAGTCCGTTGTATTCATCAAAACGGTACTGCGCGATCAGTTCAGCCTTCGCGATCCCCGGCGTGACGATCGCCTGCCCCGGGCCGAAGCGCGTCCCGTCATTGGCGAGCTTGGCGCTGGTTGCGCAGCAGCCGCGCCAGCGTCGCGAGCGTAGTGACAAGCTCGTAGGCATCATCCGGCATGCCGTAGAGATTGAGTTGATATGTCGTCTGCTCACGCGCGAGCATCGGCTGATTGTCGCTTCCGGTCTTCTGGATCGCGATGCCGTTGAGCGCGAGGCTGTTCAGTTCGGAAAACATGAAGCGATTTTGCAGCGGCGCCGGCTTGATCTGGTTGAGCGAGAGCGATTGCAGCGGGCGCGCCGGATCGTTGATCAATGCGCGCTGCGCCTTGGCCGCATAGGCTGCCGCCCATTCGAACGATGGCGACGGGCTTGCCATCTCGAAGCCGATCACCGACATCACGCCGGAATTGCGCGTGTTGCCGAACGTGAGCAGATCGGCATAGAGGCCGCGCTTGGCCGAGAAGACGTGGCCGAAAAGCTGGCGCTGCCAGCCCCAGCGTCCTTCATCCGAGAAACCGTATTCGTTTTCCCATGCGCCGAGCGACACCGCGTCGGTGTACGGCATCGCCACGTATTCGAATTCCCGCTCGCCGAGATTGCTGATCGCGTTATCGAAAGTCGGCACGCCGGTGCCGCCGGTCAGCATGCCGGTAGCCGGCAAGGTGAGCGTCATTCCGATCGGCGTGATCTCGCCGCCGATCGTGCCGTAGTAGTTCATTCCGACGGTGATGTCGTTTCCGCTGGCGCCCTTCCAGAGCGCGGTGAGCGTCACCACGGTGGGCCCGCCCACGCTCGACACCGGCAGGTCTTCGATCTCGTTGATCGCGGCCGAGATCGCGACGTGGATTTCGTTGAGCGTGTCGGTCGAGCCGACATTGACCGGGACATGCGTGCCGCCGATGTAGAGGTGGATCGTGCCGGGCTCGGTCGGCACCTTGGTCACAGTGATGGTGCCGCTTGCTGCAACGCCGGCAACGGGCTCGGCCACCGGCAAGCCGTAGACGAGGCCCGACGTGTTGTTGTT